TTTTAAAAATTTGACCTTTTAATTAAAATAAGTCCAAAAATAAGGGTCATTTTCAATTCTCTCTTGCACTTCTGGAGGAAATAACTCATAATAACCACCTACTAACTTCATTGGAGTTTCAAAGCCTTTAAATACTGCTTCTGTTCTTACTCCATTTTTTAACAATTCATTAGGGTCAACTGGTTTGCAATAGCCTTCTGGAAGTTTAATAACAATATATTTTTTCTCTTTTTTTGCTTTTTTTACAAACTCAACATTAAGGTTTATCCAAGCTTTATTATCCGTCCAATGATTAGGTTTGTTAAAAGGTTTAATTATTACTTCCATTTTTTTTTATGATAATTTTTTTAACTGATTTTTTAAATAGCGAATAATTTCATCAAGAGCCTGACTATACTCGTAAGCTTTATTTTTTCTTTTTTTATTTTTAATCATTTTTAATAAACTTTTAATATCACTTTTTCTAACATCGTTAATAAAATCTTTAAAGTCCATTATATATTCGTCAAAATCATCTTGTGTTTTTGGTATTAACAATAGATAGTCTGGAATTTCAATTTCTTTTTTCATTGTTTTTATTTAATTTATTTTGCCGACCTTTTAAATAGGGGGTAGGCTATGGTAGGAAGAAACCTTAAAGCCTCTTTGGGATTACTCTTCCAGTCGGAGTTTCATGTGAAACCCAACCTTTTTTCTCCCCGTTATTTTTTTAACAAACTTTATTTAAAAGTCCTAAAATAAAATTGATAATAAAAACTATAATTAATGCTCTCCAAGTCATTTCCCACCATAACCTTAATAAACTATAATCTTTGTCTTTAATTTTAGGATTAAAAAAGAGCCAAAACTTAGTCCAAAATCTATCTAAATACTCGTCTACTTTGTTTAAAAATTGAGTTATTTTATTCATAAATTTTATTCTTTAAATGACCTTTTAAAATTAACTATTTTTCTTCTCATTATTTATTTTATTTTTTGAAACTTTTTTAGACTGAATGTTTTCTTCTGGCTTATCTTTAGTAGACAATACTTCTTCTTTTTCTCTTTCTTCTAAAAAAGTATATAAATTGCCTAAAACTATTCTTAATGAAAAACTTGACATTAAGTTATCTTTAAAAAATTTAATTGCTGCTTCGGCTTGTTCTAATTTTTCTTCTAATTCTTTATCAATATACATATTTTTATTTTTTTTTACTATGACCTTTAGAATAAAAACTTTGTTATTAAATTTGCCCCCCATCTGAAAAGGGCGTTCCATTCGCCAGTTCTATTTTCTAAAATAATTTGTCCTAAACTGGCAAAAAGAGTTAACCAATAAAAACTAACTAAAAACAAAAGATATATTAAGACTGATAAAATTATTTCTTTAGTTTTTTCTTTCATAATTTTTTATTATTACTCGACCTTTTTTTGATTTTCTTCTTCATAAATAGGCACCATAACTTTTCTTCCATCTTTTGTTTCTTTCTGTTCCCATCTTATTATTTTCGGACCTTTTTTTTGTTCTTCAGCAACCACTTGATCTATGTATTTCGTAATTGTTTCTAAAGTGATTTTCTTAAGGTAATCAGTATTCTTACAAACTTCAATTGTCTTTTTAATTTGTTCATCAGAATAACCTATTAAACTTTTTGCTGCTCGGAGGTTTCTTTTAACTATTTGACGAAACTGTTCTTTATTTTCTGGTTTTAGTCCTATTTCTTTTATATACAAAGAAATAATCTGTAAAAGTCTGTTAGGTTTATTTAATTTATTTTTATTTATTTTTTTATTTATAAATAAATTATTATTATAATCTTTGTTATATACTTTGGGTTTTTCTAAAAGCTGCCTTTGGGTTTTTCCAAAGTCTGCCTTTGGGTCAACTCTTAAACTTGAATGTAAAATTCTTTGTCTTCCATCAAATTTTTCTTCCCAAATATATCTTTTTTCTTTTAAATCTGAAATATATCTACTAATTTGCCATTCTGATAAATTAAAGAATTCAGCAAAATATCCATTAGAAGCATTACAACCATTTTCACCATCTAAACTATCTATTTCAGCCCAAAGTAGTTTTTCTTGAAAGTTAATATCATCAGCAAACCAAATTTCTTTAGGTATCCAAATTCCTTTAAAATCTCTTAAAAAACCTTCATTTTTCTTTTCTTCTTCCATATCTTTTTAGTTAAAATTAAAAAGCACAGGGCGAGGATAACACAATCTGGAATTTTCGAGATTGTTTGACCCTGTGCTTTTTAATCTGACCGTGTAATTTTTAATTTCTGATTGTTTTATTAAATTGTTTCCAAATTGTGTTATCCTCATATTATTTTATTTTAATATCTTAAAATCATAAAGTCAAGAGTTAAAAGGGGATTTCTTCAGTATCTATGTCTTCGTCTTCTATGACTGGAATATCATCATCAGAAATATCATCAGAAGTAGTATCAACTTTTGCTTTCATTTTTTCTATAATTTCTTTTACTGGCTTAATTTTATTACTTATCATTTTCTTTTCTTCTATAGTTAATTCAGTATTTTGTCTGGCTGGTAAGACCGTGTAAACAGTTTCTAATCCTTGACCTGATTTTCTAATTGTGATATCATAATCTGGTATAGTATCAAAACCATATTCTTCACTTTTTGCCAATTCGCCAATCTGTTGAAAGATTTTATAGCCAATTCTTAAAAGTTTAACTTTATTATCGCTTCTATCAATTACCCAACCTAAAAATTGGACCTTTGGCTTATATCCTTGCTGGCATAAAGAACATTTATCTTTACCAAGACAAATAACTGATTTTTTTTCTTTAGGGTTGAAATGAACTCCGTAATCTTCAAATTCTGATATAATTCTAATTTTATTGTCTCCTTCTTTTAAAGTCATCCAATCTTTACCAACCCCATATTTTTCACCAGCAGTTTTATATTCTGAAAATTTCATATTTTTTTATTAAATTATAATGACCTTTTTTGATTTAAGACCTTTAATTTTTGATGAAACTCTAAAAGAGTTTCTATAATTTTGTTCCATCTTTGCTTACTTGGAACAAAAGCAGTTTGCTTTACTGAAAATGGATGCGATATCTGCCATAAATAAACTGGAAGATAAAATGCTCTATACTCACATTCTAATTGATAAATCCATTTTTCTGGTATTGTTTCATATATTTTTACTGGATTTTTTACTTCTACTATAAAATCTGAAAATTGAAAATCTGGCTTAACAACTAATACAACTTCTTCTGTGATTTGAATTTCTTTTTTAGGTTGATAAGTATAATCAATATTCATTTCTTTAAAAACTTTATCTAAATATTCTTCTGAAGCGATACCAGAGCTAATACATTTTGCCCCAAATTCATCTATTAAAGATTTTTCTTCAAAAAAGTTTTCAGGTGTAATTCTTTTTTTGATTATGTCGTAAATTTCAGAAGCATAATATCTTCCAGTTTGTCTTTCTTTCTTCTCTTGCTGATTAACAAATTTAGTTATAATCTCACTCAATTTCATAATTATTCTTTTACTACTTTTATATCTGGTTCAGAATCTTCGACTTTTTCTACTTTTTCCACTTTGTTATAAGATATTTCTGTAAATTCAAGGGCTAAATTAAATGCCATTCTTGCTAATTCTTCTATTTTTTCATCTGTGAGTTCTTTTCCTTGGTAAGCTTGTCCAATTAAATTACATAATGAACCAAAAGCCATAAATGGCTGTTCTCTTAAATATTTTTCAGACCATTGGTCGTGAACTTGAATTTTTTTATTATTATTTTCCATAGTTTTTAACATATAAGTTCTTATATGTTTTGATTTTTAGGTGTTTTCTCACCCGACCTTTTTATTTTTTTATCCTTAATCCAACCTTTTTTTCTTAATACAGTCAAATAGTATTGCCAAAGTTGCGGACTTTTTTTTGTATATCTTGCCAAGTCATAAACACTTGGTGCCTTTATTCGGCTAAAATACCATTGAATATATTTTTCCCAAAATTGCTGTTCTCTTTCTGTTAGTGGTATTCTTTTTGACATAGTATTTATTACTTACTTTTAAATTAACTTCTTTAATTTAAACTTCTTGACCTTCATTTGAAACTTTAACTATTAATTCATCTATTGTATTTTTTGAATCAGTTAACCTTTTTAAAAACTCAACTTTATCAATTGTTTTATCATAAACATAATCTTTTAAAGCATCTTTTAACAACTTTTTTGCTTTTCTAATTTGAGATTCAATTTCTCTTTCAATCTTTATTTTTTTAGCCATAAATTATTTTATTAAAAAATAAAGACTGACCTTTTATTTACTTAAAATATGACTTTTTTTAACTTATTTTGTTTATTCTCTTTTTCTTTGACTAAAAAATATCCTTTTTTTATTTCATCCGAATTTTCATCAAGATAATTTCCGACTATTTCTCTAATCATTCCAATAATTGTGCTTTTTTGACCTTGTTTTTTTCTCCATTCTCTTAGATAGTATAATTCTTCCATTTGAGCTGGTGAAAGTTTAATTAGATACATAATTTAAATTTAATCTTGATTTTCCCGACCTTTTTTAAAGCCTTCATCGAAGGCATAAGATATTAAACTTTTAACCATTTCTTTTTTAATCTCATCTTCAATTCTTTTCATTTTATAATCATCGGTTAATTTCCAATCCGAATAAAGACCCATAAATTCTTTGAGTAATTTTTCTTTTATTTTTTTATCTGAAATCATAGTTCGTTTTTTAAAACTTCTTCTAAAAGTTCTTCTTGTTTTCTTTGTCTGTATTCTTCTTCTTTTTCACTTAAATATATTGCTTCTTCTTCTGTTAATTTTTCTTCTAAGGCTTCTTGCATCAAATAATTAGCCATTTTTTCATAAACATTAATTATTTCTCTTAACTCTTTTATTAAATTATCTTTGTATAATCCTTTTTCTTGATTTTCTGATATTCTTATCATATCTTGAAAAATTTCATTTCTTAATGCTTTTTTATTTAAATTTTTCATATTTTTAAAATTAGTTTAATTATTTTTTGACCTTTAATGAGGATTGCTCCTCTTAATTTAAATTCATATTCCATATTTTTTTTAACTTACTTTTTATATCTTAAACTTTGACCTTTTTATATTATATTTTATAATAGTATCCTTTAAAAAAAAGTCAAGTCCTATACAAATCAAGCCTTTTTATTTTAACTTTTTATATTATAAAAAACAACCCTTTTATATTTAATTATATTATCCTTTAAAAAAAAGTCAAGTCCTAAATAAAGTTTAAGATATAGTCTAATACAAAATAAATTTCTATTAAAAAAGCCCCTGATAAATTATATACCAGGGGCAAAAAATGACTTTAATTTATATTATTTTTTTATTTTAAACATAACCTATATGTCGTCCAAAGATAACCTTTATTTGATTTAATCATTTTATAAGTAAAATCTAAACTACATATTACATCAAAAGCACATTCATCTGAAAGCGAATACTCTAAAGTATGAATCTGAAACAAACCTTTTGCTTTTCCTTTGTCTCCAATTGCTTTAGGATTAAAACTACTTTCTTTTTCTGCTATACAAATCAATAAATCTGCTTCTTTAGGATATCTTTTCTTAATAATTTCTATTATATCATCTTTTGTTAAAATATCTCCTAAAGCATAAAAAGACTTTTTAGGAACTTCTGGGATATACTCTGCAAACAAATAATTCTGACTTGAAAATATCCCTGTTTCAGAATTCTTACTTGGTCCACTAACAAATTTAGGAAATAATAGTCCTGACGCAAGGATCAGAACTATTACTATAAATTTGAAAGTGGAAATTATTTTTTTGTTGAGGCTTTTAAAGATTCTATTCCGGATCTTAAGCCTATAATATTTAAAGCAAGGAGAACTAATTCAATAGCCTTTTCTTGAGGAATTAATCCAACACTTTGAGCATAAATAGAATAAACAATCAAAATTCCTGCTGCTATGTATGTCTTCCATCCAGATAAAAATTTAATTTCCATAATTTTACTTAACTTTAACACGACCTTTATAATTCCATTTTTTCTGCAGTGGGCGGTTTTAGGCTTATCTCTCATCGTTAGAGAGATAAACCAAGGATTTTCAACCCGTGCAACCCGTGCACATTAATCAGCTTCCCGTAACAGGTTATTATCCTCGGAAGCTCAAGCTCCTTTTTCCGAGCAGCCACGCCATACTCACTGCAGAAAAAAAAGAACTATGAACCAAAAAGTTGATTTAATTTTTCTCTTGTCATTTCTCCTACATAGCCTGTCTGTGGCAAGCCATATTTTGCTTGAAAGTTTTTTACTGCTGAAAGTGTTAATCCTCCAAAATATCCAGTGCAATCACTATTAAGCGGGAATAATCCTTCGTATTTCAAACAACATTGAAGCATTTTTACATCATAGTCTTGCATCCCATAATACAAATCTTTATTAAAAACATAAAATGGTTTTTGAATTGTTGCTTCTTCAAACTGAAAATTAATCGGATAAGCAGCAAAAAAGTTTCTTTGAGAATGAAAATCTTCACTGATAATTCTTTGTCCGTTAATTCCTCTGTTTTTTCCCCAACTATCTTCTATGACAAGACATTTTTTACCATTATAAAGTGTATAATCTACTGCGACAACGCTATGTTTGTCGGCTTGAGATATATCTAAAGCAGGATTTTTAATAATCGGGAAACTTCTATCCCATTCGTCATAAGTCCAATAATACCAAACCATTACACTTTTGCCTGTTTTTTGAATAGTTGAAGCAATAACATTAATATCTTTTGTCGGTAATATCACATAATTGCTGATTCTAAAAACAGCAGCAATTTGTTTTTCATAATTTTTTACTTGATAACTATCTAAATAATCATCATTTTTACCTTGAGAAGGAAAGAAACTTTCTAACAAAGCCCCATTTTTTCTTACAATTTCCCAAGCATCTACTCCTCCCATTCCAGCTTGTGGTTTATTGGCTCTTTGTTGATAAATAAAGCCTGGCGAAAAGTCAATCCATTCTCTTTCATTAACTTGATGCATTATTCCTAAAATTTTTGCCAAAGAAAATGCTACGCAAGCGTTGCTGGAGTTTTGATCGTAAATAGGAAATTTTCGCCACTGAGATTGTGGCTTTTCTACCCAATTAACTGGTTCAGGTTCAGAGACAATTTCTTCAAAAAGATAATCTTTTTGCTTTTCTTCTTCAGAGCGTGTATCTATGAGTGCTCCTGTTCCTTTTTTAGACTTTTTAAAAAAGAAAAACATAATTCTTTTAATTATAACAAATTTTTCTAAAAAATCAAGTTATTCTTTATTTCTCATCTTTAAAATTGTCTCAATCCTCGCTACTCTTTCTTTTAAATCGCTGACCTCTTTTTGAAGGTGATTAATATCTTCTCTCATCTCGTGCATATCATTACTGGCTATTTTTTCTAAATCTTTTACTCTTTTGTCTAAATTATTACTGGTTTTACTCTTTAGAAGTTCATTTAATTCTTTAAGTAAGTAAATAATTGCTACTATAACAGCAGTTCCTCCACTAAATTGTATTAAAAGTCTATATATTTCAACATCAATCATAGTTTTCTTCAAGTTTTTCTAAATATTTATCGTATTCTTGCCAGTCGACTTTCAAGTATTTTGCCATTTTCTTTTCAATTTCAGTGGCTATTTTATGTTCTTCTTTATAAGGACAATCTTCTTGTTCTCCAGCAATAGCATTTTGAGGTCTTTTTCCTTCTTTTCTTTCTTTTCCAAATCTTTCTTCCCATTCATCTATTTTATTTAAATCAGTATTCTTTCTTACTAAGAGATAAGATTCAATAAACTCGTGAAGAGCTACTAAAAATTCATAATCTGGATTTTCCATTTCAGCAACAGTAATTTTTAAAGCTTTATCTTCTTCAACTGGCGAAGTTATAAAGTAGTAATCAGCTACATCTTTAAATCTTAATCTTTGAACTGGTTTTGTTCTGATATTTATTTTAAGCATATTTTTAAAAGTTAATCTTATATTCTTTAGCTTTTTCTAAAATTTTGAAAATAGCTTCTTTATCAATCGGCTTTGATAATGCATAAGCTGAAATATTTGATTTTTCATAAACATTGAAGGCATCTTCCACTGCTTCTTCTGGAGTATCACCAACTCCTACTATTGTAGCCACTGATTCAAAGCCTGGCACTGCCCAATAAATATCATCTTTTTTACAAGCAATTCTAAATCTAATTCTATCTCTGTATTCTTTATCAAATGAAATATCTACCCAGTTTTTCAATGCTTCATTTGTTTCCAAAGTCATTGCAAAAGTATAAGGATATTTTACATCAATCTTAACATCTTCGCCTTTTGCCACTTTTTCTATTATTTCAGAATAATTACCAATTAAATCTTTAATTGTATAAAATGCACTACCGGGATAGAACCATCTTGAACACCAATCAATTACTGCTAACTTTCCGTTTGTATCTTTGCCTATTCTACCTTCATTTGAAATTGCCCCTCTGTAATTTACTTCTTTTAAATAAGGAATAAGTTTTACTGCTGTTTCTTTAATTGGTTCTGGCAAATCATTTATTGTCGGAACAAATTTTTCAATCTGACATCCAGCTCCTTTTATTTCAAACCCATAAGCACAAGGTTCTAAAAACTTCTGACTATTAAAAATTAAATCAAAGCCTGGCTCAATTTCTCCTACTGCTTTTTGAACTACAAATGGTATTTCATCATAAAAAGGTCCAAAATCAATTCTTAATCCTGATAACTTTAATTCTAAAACTTTGTCATATTTTGAAATATATTTCGGAAATCCAAAAGTTTCTTGTGAACCTCTAAAAATATCAAATTTTACATAAACTGGTTCTTTGATTTTTTTGAGATATTCTTCTAATTTATCTACACCAATAACCAATTCAGAAGGAGGACGAGCAATTCCTAACTCATCCATTATCTCAATTGATCTCCATCTTTGAAGTTCTAATTCGTCCCCTTTTCCCGCTCCCCAAACTATTTTTTTGTCTTTGTCTCTTAAATGGTCTACTAAATCTCCTAAACCACAATCGGGAAAATAAACTATGTCAGCCCAATCTAAATCATCAAAAAAATAAATACTTTTATCTACTAATCCTTTTCCGGGGACAAAATCAGTAAAACAAGGAAAGCCACTGCCAGCCCAAAAGGTAAAATAGCGGACATCGTTTCCATCTTCTTTTAACCTTTCAGCGTGAGGACTGGCTAAATTTGTGTCAAAGATTAAAAATTTCATAAATTTATATTTGCAAAATATTATACCAGCTCATAGAATCTGATACTAGTTTCTACAGAAAGACGCGAATAAGACATACTCACTTTCCAATAATCTCCTTTTTTAACTGGAAAAGTAATCGAAACAGCAACAGAAGATCCTGAAGGAATAGCTTGAGGGTAAGCCTGAGCATTAGCAGCTACTCTGGTAGTTGGATTAGGATTTGCATCTGTATAACCATAAACACTTAAAGAAGGAGCTATACTACTTCCATCTGGAGTTCCATACACATATGCAACTACTATTCCATCATGTTTAGCTTGATAAACAGTATTCGAAGAATAGTCTGTCGTTGGATTAAAAACACTTTTTTGAGATAAAATCAATAATTCAGTAGAACTTACAGCAATTCCAACTTTTTTTCTATAAGTTCCAGGTGAAGTGCTAATTGCTCCTGGCGTATTTGATAAATAATAATCAGCCCCTGGTATTAATCCACTAAACCCGCCTCTAATTCCAGATATCTGAACTCCACTGACTGTCATTATTCCTGAAGCAGTTGGTGCAACATTAAATCCAATAAAATTATCAATTCTCCAATCGTTAAAATCAGCCCGTGCTTTTTGAATTTTACCATCAGGATTTATAACAACAGCATCATTTACTATTAAATTTTCTGCTGCTTGAAAATTTTTATAAGCCTGCCTGACAGCAGCGTTTAAATCAGCAGCATATAATTTATCTCCGGGAGACCAAGGATAAGGCATAGCTATTTTTTACCAAAATCATCTCTTAAAAATTTACTGACCTTTTTACTTTCATCATTCTTATCAAATTTATAAACTTTATCCTCAAATTCGGCTTCCAAAACTTCGTGTTCAAAAGAAAGCCGATTAACAATTTGATATGCTTCTATTTTATCTTTAACATCGATTTTAATTTTTAATTCCATACATTTTAAGCAGATGAAAGAGTATATTTACAATCTACGACAAGGGTCTCTGTATTAGATTTACTCCAAGAAACTGAAACATGCGTCCACAATTTGCCTGTGTTTGCATTATTACCTCCATCTATAAAGTTTCCAAATTCTGTAAAATTGCCTGTGATTTCTGTTTCTGTAAAGTAAGCACTGATATAAGCAACATTGTCTTGTGAAGTGTAAGAAGCGACATTATTTCTATAAACTTCATTATAAAGCTGCGTTTCTGTTCCATTAAAATTACCAGTTCCTGTTCCTAATGCCATTTTATTGATGTTTCCACTATAAGTATTATCAGATGCCAATCTTCTGGCTAAAACATTTAAACCTGAAATACAAATTATATTTTTCTTTTTTTCTTCTCTAACTAAATCTCCTAAAATATACCATCTTTTTTTATTTAAATTAGCAAAAATAACAAACCTATTCCAAAGCTTTTGAAAAGAATTAAGCTTTGACTGGTCGTAAAACCTTGCTGTAATTTCTCCTTTAATTTTTAAATTTGTATTTACATCCATATTTTTAAATTTTAATACAAATAAAATGATATGTCTAATAAACCTTCTCTTTTATTATCATTATCACTGCTTGGAAAATATGGTCCTAAAACCCATTCTATCGTCCAAGGATTCTTTCTAATCAATTCAGTTATACTTACTCTTTCTTGAACTGAAACCGATAAATGTCTCTGTATTAACTCAGTAATTAAAACGTTTTCATCTATGCTTTCCAACATTTCAAGAATTTCATTTTTATCTGTGGTAATCTTTTTATTCTCTGCTAACAACAAATTTTGTAAAAAATCAATTATCCCTAAAGTTTTGACTGAAACAATGTTTACACTCCAAATTCCTTTGTCCGCTCCTAACATTCTTAAACTAACTTTTTGAATTAAAAAATTCTCATTTAATCCTCTAATATCTGACTGAATATTTATTAACTGACCTGACCTTAAACCTGACTGATATGTCTGAAAACTACCTGTTTTTAGAGGCTGAGAATAAGCCATCAATTCTGCTTTTGCTCTATCTCTTGCTGCTTCTCTTGTACTAATAGTCTTATCAATAATCTTATATCTTGATTCTCCATATTTAGCGATTGAAACCATATCTCTAGCACGGGACAAAACCGGAAACAAAGGCATTCCTGAAATTGTTATAACCTGATTTGCTGGTAATACTCCAGAAGCAACAATATACTTTGCATTGTAATTCCATAAAAAGTCATATCCTTGACTAAATGTATCTAATCCATCAACTCCGACATTCTTTTGAACCCCATTAACATCAACACCTGGTTTTTCGGCATATTTATAAGCCAAAGGAAACTGGGATTGTTGACCATCGGCTACATACCTTTCTGACCTTTGAGCTGCTTTGTATTCTCCGCCTCTAACAAAAACATAATTCTTTAACTGGCTCAAATCTTCTTCTATTTCTAATGAGTCAAAAATATACTTTTCATTCGTATCGGTCAGTCCGAATGGAGCAAGTTCACCAAATTTTGAAAAGAAATGAATATCTTTATCGTAATCTACATACCAATTATAATTAACTAAGTCTGCTAATTGTTGTAAGCATTTCGAAGGCTGCTCATAATTAAAAGCGATATAATCAACCATCAAATCGCACTTGACATTATTAACTGTAAACCCAGCGGGCATATAGTTATTTTTAATGTCAGTGATAATTTCAGCAACTGTCTTATTCTCATAACTCTTAACTACTAAACTCTTATCCATTTCGTAAGTGTAATCTTTACACTCAACATCATACTCTAAAACTTCCGCTCTTTTTACTTTTTCTTTAACTGAAATTATATATCCTCCAAAAATTTTAATATTTCCGTCCCATACAATAATTTCATCTCCAACTGATGGCTTCCAAGTTTTATTTCCCCATTTTTTAACAGTAAAAGATAAACTATCAATTTGGCTTGTAAGCACATCTTCTTTGCGAAAACTTTCCCACTCAATATAATTTTTTCTTTCAATTCCGTTTACTTTTACGCTAATATCCATAAGTTTATATTCTCAAATTTCTTTTTAATTTTTTGATTATTAAATCGCCTATTTCTTCTGCTGCTTCTTCGCTTAAATAAGTTCCTCCATAAATATTTACTGAAATTCCACCTACAAAATTTCTATTTGCTGGAATAACTGCTTCTCCTTTGTGTAATAAATAAGGTCCAGTTTCTGGAACATAGGAAGTCCCAAACTGATATCCGCCTTTTAAACCTCCAAATCCGCCAAAAGGAATTGGAGTTCTAATCTGAGAAAGTATAAAATTAACACTATCTACATAATTTTTATACATTTTAATACTTTCACTAACCCAATCTTTTAATCCTTGAATCTTTTCTTGTAGTTTTTCTTTGAATGTTTTTGTCTTCTCTACTTCAGCATTTATAGCTTGCATCTTTTCTTCTCCAATCATTCTTATTGCCTCATTATGCATTTGAGTTTTTAAAATTAACTCTTGTAGAAGAACAGCCTGTTTTTCTAAAAATTCTTTTTGAGCAAGCATAATCTTTTTTTGCATATCAAATTCTAACCTTCCCAATTCATCCATTGCTAAATACTTTTTGTATTCTGCTAAATCATCTTCCAAATTCTTATAATTCTCGTGAAATCTCTTAATCATATCTTCTTTTTTTGCTATTTGAGCGTAAAGGTCATTAGCTTCTTTGATATTTCCTTGATTTGCTTCTTCAAGTGCCTTTTGTTTTAAATCTAAAACATCATTTTCTGCTTCTGCAACTACTTCTACCATTCTTTGCTGATAATCTTCTCTAATCTCTGTTTCTTTTTGTTGATAATCTTTAATATTATCTGCCAATTGCTTATACAAATCTTTTATTTCACTTCTTAAATCTTTAATAGTTTCAATCTGGTCTTTAAATGTTTCTTCTGTATCTCGATTAACTTTTCCTAATTCTGCTTCTATTTTTGACAAATTCGGTATAGTCATTGCCAAATCATCTGCTTTTTCTTTATTTTCTTTTTGAGCATTAGCTAAAGCGTCAAAATCTTTTTTAGTTTCATCTAATCTACCTCGTAAATAATCTAGTCCTTTTCCTACAGACCAATTTAATCCAGGCACATACTTTGCTACTTTATCAAAAGTTTCTAAAACACTTATTCCCCATTCAATCACTTTTTCTTTCATAAAAATTAAAGTTAAATACCAAGCATTTTTCATTCCGCCAACTGCTTTTCCTAACTCATTAAGTTTATAAATAAAAAGTCCAATAACAGCTATAATTCCTGTTATTAACAAAACTATAGGATGTCCGAAGGCAAAAGAAAAAGCACCACCAAGCATTTTTAAAACTGAAACTGCACTTGAAATAGACTGAATAAACTTTCCAATGACTAAAAGACTACCTCCAATTCCAGTAAGAAAAACTCCTAACCCAGCCACAATTTTCATTATCGTTTCTGCGAGTTCTTTATTATTTGAAATCCAAGTTCTAATAGCCTCTATTTTTGTTCTAATGCTTGCTACCACTTTTTGAATAATAGGCAGTAGCAATCCTCCTAAATCTTCCCATAAATCATCAATTGTTTCTTTTAAAATTTTCATTTGTCCTGCAGCAGTTTTACCTTCTTGTTCAGCTAATCCTCCAAACTGCTTTCTAATAGCTTCCATTGCAAATGCCACTTTTTGAGCAGAACTCATTGTCTTTAATTGCTCGGAATCCAACCCTCTAATTTCTGGAACAAGCATTCTCAATGCTTCTATGTTTCCAGAAAAAACCATAGTCATTGCTCGTTGCATTGTTTCAAAATCTCTCCCTGTTCCTATTGACATATCCATAGCTAATCTTGTTGCTTCAAAAGCTAAACCTAAATCTTTTGTCACGGGAAGCATTCTTCCCACAAATTCTCCAACTAATTCATCTGAGAAACCAGTTAAACTTTGCATTCCACTAGCAAAATCTTTAATCTTAGGTATAGTTTTTTCAATATTAAGCCCAGCCAATTTTACCTCTTGGCTTACTTTTGCCCAAGATTTTTCAGAGTTAGCTGCAGCATTAACTATCAACCCAATCGCTCCTGTAATCACTCCACCAGTAATAGTCATCTCTTTTCCAATCTTATTTATATCTTCACTAATAGTCTTAGTCTTTTTTGAAAACTTTTCTAATCCTGAGCTTGCTTCATCCTTCAATCTCAAAACAATTTCTAAAAGATTTTGTGAAGGCATTTTTTTATTTTATTTTTTTAAATTCTTTTTCTATTTCTTTATTCTTTAGTTTAATATACTCGTATAATAAATCTATAAACCAATCCGGCTGTTTCATATACTCATCATACCCCCAGCCCATTTGAAGACAAATTTCTGCCATCAAAAATTCGTCTGTCAGTCTCCCTAAATGAAACCATTTTTTGGCTTCATTTAGGGATTGGTAAAATGTTCTTTTTTAACAATCTTATCTATTTCTGCCAAAACAAAATCGTAGTCTTCTTCTTTTAAATTAAGGACTTTTTCAACCACATTTTCAGTGTCTCCATCAACAGAAACTACCACTGTCTTAATAGTCAAATCTTCCATTTCTTCATACAATTCTCCAAGTATAGCATCACCTAAAACTCCTTTTCCTTCTATATCAAATTTCATCTTATTCATTAAGGGTTTCTTTAACTCTCTCTTTTCTCTTCCTGTTAGCCAAGATTTTAAAACAACTTTATGTTTGTTCGGAGTTTCAATCTCTATTGTTTCTCTATTTACTTCCATTTATTTTATTAAGAAGTATAACTTGACCTTTTATTTCTAACTTGAATATCTAATGTCTTTGCATCTGAACTTGAATATTCGCCTACAAAATCTATTCCTTCTGTTGCTACATCATTAATTGGAATTGATGGACTATAATCCTCAAATCTAAGTTTGGCAATTCTAAATTTTATAAACTCGTTCATTCCTCCTCCAATTCCAGCTCCAGTCAAAGTAATAACCATTGCTCTTTTAGTTAAATTTCTATAATAATCTCGTTGCGTTGTATTTTCAAATAATAAACTGAAATGACCTGACACTCCAAAATCTTTAACTATAATACTATCTACATCATTGTTTCCAATAACATAAATCAGTTCGGCATTATTATTGATTGATAAACTAAACTCTCTAACTTTCAAAGGAATAGCACTTTCTGCTTCAGTTAGATTAGCACCCATTTTGATAGTAGCATCTTTAAAAGTAAACAATGTTCCTGAAACCGTAGCCAATGTTCCAGAAACACTAGCAACTGGAAACCTTGACAAACAATTAGCCGAGACTTCTGCTAATCCATCAGAAAATGAAACTTCAAGACTATTTACAACTAAATAAGGAAATAATAACCTATCAACCACTCTATCAAAAATAAGTGAAGCAGTTTTTGGCGTATTATCTGCTTTTCTTGTAAAGGTGTGAGTGTAAACTCCACTACCTTCTGATACTGGAGTTCCAAAATCTCCCATTGCCAAACCTAATAAAATTGGGGCGAATGTTGGATCCAAATTAACTTTTAATGCTCCTTCTCCCCATTTTTTGCCAATGACTGAATTTTCCCCTTGTTCATCCCTTATTCCTCTGGCTGATACTTCAGCAATAGGAGTCATTTTTTCTTTCAACCCACATTCTATGAAAGGAATATAAATATCAGAAGGACCAGCTGGAACTCCAGGCGTAGTTTCTAAGGCAATATTTACCCAACCTCTTCTACCTATAAAAGCCATATCATTTTATTTTTTTATTTTTTAGACCCTCTTCGGGTTTTTCGACCTTTTCATCAAAATCTAATTTTACAAAGTTTGGATGGGTAAGAAGCTGATTTGCTAATTCATCTGGCAAATCTAAAACTTCCCCTTCTTCCCAAAACTTTTCTGGATTTGCCGTCCATATTCTTTTCATTGCTTTTACTAACATATAAGTTCTTATATGTTATAATTTTTGACCTTTAATTAAATTATAACTTCTGCTGTTGTTTCTACAACTATAGTAAAGTCTATAACAATTCTTGGCTCACTTGGATGCTTACCAAACTCATAACTAATAGTTGTTCTTAAAACATTATCTAATCCTAAATCATTGTCTTCGTGAATTTTATTTATCACATCCTCTGCTCTTTGTCTACTAATTCTTTCTGCTTTTTCTGGACCAAATCCTCCTTCGCTTTCTGGTATTTTTTCTTGTATTACTCTTACTAAAAATGAGTGTCTCATTAAATTTCTAAGATTATCTAAAACTGATTCTTCCCCTCTCATCGCCATTACTAAAATTGCTGGATATCCTTCTGGCATACTACATTCGTAATCATAAACTCGGTAAACTCCATCACTTCCTTTAAAAGAATCAATTGTCTTAAAAATTTCTATTAGACGATTTAAAATGTCATTTATCATTGATTTAAAAGATAATCAATTGCTTTTTTAAATTCTTCGACTATTTCTTTTGCTTTTTCTTGAAATGCTGGTATCAAAAAAGGATGCGGCTTAACTCCTTTTCTACTGATTGAAACTGCTAATGCATAAGGATTTATTCCTCTTTTTTCAGCCCATCTCTTTAAAGCTCCAACTGGCGGAAAGTGAGGCTTTGCTCCATATTCTACTGGTGCTCCGTAAGGTTCTGTTGGACCAACTATACCGCTAACCTCTTTATCACTTACTTGGACTATGTCTCTAATTGACCTTCTTAAATTACCAGTATCAACTGGAACTCTTTTTCTTGCTTCATTTTTTACTTTTTCTGTTGAAATATACATTGTCCTTCTCATCTGTTCTCTAACCATAACATTACTCAATCCTCCTAATTTCTTATTTAGTTTATCTAATCCTTCTATTTTAATTTCTATTATTTCTGCCATATTATTCGCCTGGTTCTAAAAGTGTTAAATTATAATGTGTCCCTAATGGACCTGACCATTCTTCTACTCCTAAAACTTTTAATCTTATTCTTGAAGCAGTTATTGTCCCCGATGTTTCAATAATCATTCCAGTTTTAATTCCAGAACAAGTCGTAAATCCTCTATACATCTTACCAGTCTCACCAATAGGTGTTAAAGCAATATATTCTGGTCCTGCTGGCTGAATATTTATTTTTAAATTCGGATTAACTACAATATATCCTTCTTTATCAGCATCTTCTGAATCTGGAGACAACTTTTTCAATACAACATTCTGTTGGTACATAATAAATCCAATCATATCAGTATCTTCTTACATAGGGCTCTAAAAGTTCTTTCGCTTGTCTTACTAAATCGGATTCTCCTGATTGATAACTCATTGAAATTCCTCCTTGACTAACACCACTCAATCCCATCGGATTTACCTGCCTCATAAAAATATCTTTTGTAATCAGATTAACTGCATCTTTAATCGCATCTGGAATTGTTTCATAACCTGCCCGATAAGATATCTGGGTATAATACAATCTCGTTCTTACTTGCAATAGATTTTTAAGTGCGACCTTTCCTGTCAATTGCAATTGCTGAAAAGGATACAAAATATGATGTCTTGGTTCTGGAATATCATAGTACTTTCCGCTTTCATCTTCTAAAACTAAACTGACATCATATTGCCCAAGTTTTAATCCGATTTT